TATAAAAACAAAAAAAAATGGAAAAGAAAACATATGATGAATTTGTTGAATCATATAACGAAAATAACACAGAAAATAAAAAACAATGTAAACTAGATATAATCAATGAAAAAAATAAAACCGAAAATTATCTATATATTTCGAAACATATTAATTATATTAAAAATATCGCAATTATATTCAAAATATCCAGTATTATATTGAATAAATATGTTATTAAAGATAAAGTCATATTAGAATTTGGTCAAGAATCTTTTTTTGATAATACTAATATACCAATTAATTCTGATGTAGATAAATGTGAATATACTGATAATAAACTTTTATGTAATGAAAGTAAAAAATATTCGTACTCACCCCCTCATTCTGTAAAAGTGAAAGATGATACTATAATTTTAAATAAATTTGTTACAAAACCACCTAAAATAATTACTTTCAGAAAATCTGATAGCAGATCTTACATATAATATGTTTAAGTTATCAACATAAAGAAGTAACTATATACAATAAATATAATGGGTGATATACGAAATTATTTTAATATACCAATAAATCTAGGTAAAGTATCACCAATAAATCTAGGTAAAGTATCAACAAACATAAATATATATACGGATGGATCGTCATTGAATAATGGTCAAAAAGGTAAATATCATTCTGGTGGTATCGGTATATATATAGAAGATAGTGGTGAAGAAATTAGTAAAAAACTTGATGGAAAAATAACAAATAATATAGCAGAATTAAAAGCGTGTATAGTGGGAATAAATACAATTTTATCTAGAAAAACATATTCAAATGAAGTAATAAACATATATAGTGACAGTGAATATGTGATTAAATCTATAACACAATGGTCTATAAACTGGAAGAAAAATGATTGGAAAAAATATAATAAGATAAAGAAATGTAAAACCGATATAAAAAATAAAGAGTTGATTATAGAATTATACACATTATACATAAACTGTAATATTAATTTTATTCATGTTAAAGCACATACTTCGAAACCATTAAATAACAAATCAAAAGAATATAAAATATGGTATGGAAATTATATAGCTGATAAATTGGCAGTATCAGCTAGTTGTAATAATTAATTACTATACATACCTTGTTCATATATCATTTCATCTCTTTCTGACCTGGTTTTGAATTCTAATTCCATTATTATTCGATTATTTGGTCTTGTTTGATATGCAAATGTGAACATATTACCAGTATCTACGTGATTATTGTCTTGATTTGTAATAGTAAATGTTAGTATATCAATTTTAGATGGGTTTATTGTTGTAATATAGTTTGAGTTAGATGTATAATTCACATTTAATACATATTCTGAATAAAAATATAATGTTGTACTTGTTGCTATAACTTCTGTTACTGCATTATTAATAGTAATAATTACTCCAGCGATATTTGTAATAATTGTATTATTTGGTATACCAGTTCCTGAAATCGACATTCCAACTAATAAATTAGTAACATTTAATAAAGTTATTGTTGTTGCTGTATTTGCGACTTCTTCATTTGTTGTAATGGTAACTAATTCTGAAATTTGATTTATATTTGTTTTTGTTGTAGTATTCAAAATATTTATTTTGTTTCGCATTGATGGATTATTAGAATAATTTCTAATATTAAATTCATCTATATCTATTACCAAATAATTACAGTTTAAATTGTGTGTAATACCATTAACTATAACATTTCTTAAATATACATCGCATAATTTATCAATTTTTATAGTATCTTGTAAATCTACTTTAAATTGATGCCATGAATTTGTATTTGATCCATTATTTGTTACAGATTCATTCAATACTGGGGTCAAAATACCACCAGCAGATGTACAAATACCACTATCTATTGTAATAACCTTTTTATCAATTCTTTCAGTACCAGTACCTGAATTTTGATAAATTAATGGTTGTATAGGGGCCTCTTCTCCTAATGATGGAATCAAATTTGGGAGATAGGATTCGCCTTCATATGATTCTAATTCATTCCCTTTAGAATTATCGTTTTGTTTCAGTGTAATTTTAGATATTAAATCACTAATACCATTATTATTGTAAACATCATTTACATTATTACTATTACTATAGTCATTACTAATATTATTACTATATACTGATTCGGTTGATTCATTCAGGTTATTATCTATTTTGTTTTCTAATATTTGTTCAAAGGCATTTTTATTTGATTGAGTATTTGGTTTATAAAAATCATTTGCCGCATCTTGAGAAGCACATCTATCTATTATAAATTCCGAATGATCATCTTTAATAAAATTATCATCTTTATCCATTACAAATTTTTTAAAATTATCTTTAATTTTTTTATTTGCATTTTTTACTTGGGTTTCATAATTATCTAAATTATTAAGATATGAATTATTAACATCTAAATTAGTAACATCTGAATTAGTAACATCTGAATTAGAATCTGTAAATGAATCAAAAATATTTGGATTAAATTTATTTTTCTTTGACTTTTTTTTTTTTGGTTTTAATATAGTAGAGTCATATAAGCTATATTGTGGTTGTTTAATCATATCATTGTTTAATGGTGATATTGTATTTTTATTATTTTTTTCTATATCATTCAATAAAAATTCAACTGATTTGTTTAATACAATATCATTAAATTGATTTACAACTATGTTTTGATATTGATCTTTATGTTTAATACTATTAAATATAGTTTTTGACATTTTTTTAATAATTTTTTTGTATTTAGTATCATAATCTAAATTGAATGTATGATTTTTAACAAAATAAACATTTATATTAGAATAAATATTTTCTATATTTTGTTTAGAAATAAATGAATTTTCCATTTATTAATACTATATCTTTTTTTTTTTAAATAAATAATTTATTAAGTTATTTTTGTTTTTTGAATAATAATCCAATAATTATCTTTCCTACAGATGCTCCATTAGTATCAGCTGACGCAGGTGGATTCCCAGCACCATTGGCAGTTCCTAAATTTTGTAGTAAACTTAATCCCTCACCATTCCATCCAAATAAATTTATATTAAATTGTGATAATGTTGTTGGTTTAATTGTACACATATAATTAGACTTTAACTTGATATTATAAGATGTTGCTATTACATCATTATTCCCATCAAGATGATCGGTGGTTCCAAAACTATCATTTGGAAAAATGTATTTATCTTTTAAATCACTTCTATTTGAATACGTTTTTAATGATAGTTCATCTATTTCTAAAGCAAAACAATTAACAGTTTCTAACGTAGTTCCAGTCATAGTTCCAGGTGTAGATGTTTCAACTATATTTTGTAAATTCAAAAATTCTAAATATACATCACACACTGAATCTAATATTAATGGATCATCTAATTCTACTTTGAATGATGTAGTATCTGTAATTTCATCGCCTCCTATATTACTACTCTCTAATACAAGCATGTGTGATGGTAGATTATTTTTATATCCAGAATTAATATAAGTAGAATCATTAATTGTTTTAGATTCCAAATCATTTTTTTCTTTGTTGTAATTTTCTTTTAAATCATCTATAGACGAATTGAAAGATGATGTCTGATTTTGGGTTGAAGCGTCTTTGATATTTAACTTAAGATTATTTTCATAAGACTCTGATAATTTATTGCTATATGCTTCTGATAAATTATTTTCATAGTCATTATTTGAACCTGATAGTTGATTATTTTGATTATTTTGATTATTTTGATTATTTTGATTATTTTGATTATTTTGATATAGTTGTTGTAAAAAATTATTATCAATTTCTAAATTTTGATTTGTGGCATCTTTCAAAGCATTATCATTATTGATTGTTTTAGAATTATTGGCATGATTAAAAGCATCTGAACTATTATTTTGATTTGTATAATTACGATCATTTTGTAATTCTTGTAACTTTTTCATATAATCTATTTTTTCGTCATTGTTTGTATTCACACCCATCAATTCTTTAACAGATGCTAATTGTGGTTTAGATTCTTTATGGTAACCTCGTTCATCTTGAAACGATTTTAGTTTATCACTAAAATCAATCTTTTCACCATTTCTAGATGATATACCATTAATATTATCAATAATATTTGGCATTTGTTTTTTAATTGGTTGATTTAATTGTAAATTAGAGAAATTTAGATCATTATAATCATTTGTATTAGATGTTTTAGGTCGGTTAGATAATATAATATTAGAAGTATGTTTTGGTAATGATGTTTGATCTTTGTTCAATTGTTTTATGATAAATGGTACACATTTTTCAATTACTAAATTATTTAAATATTCTCGCGATACACGTTTATTAATATTTTGTTTGTGTATTGTTTGAATTAATTTTTTGAAAATTGATATATATTTAGGATTTTTTGAAATATCTTTTTGTGTTTGGTTTTTGATATCATTAAATACATATTTTATTAAAAATTTAAAATTATTGGTATCTAAAAAATTATTATTCATTATAATAATATCTATATTATAAAAAAAAATGTTAAACTTATATTAAATATTATACTTATTTAGAAAAAATATATTTCTATTATTTTCCATATCATCATCTTTAATTATATTATTAGATATTGATTCATATGGTTCATTTTTTAATAATCTAACTATAAAATTTATACTATACACTCCACATTCTGAATTTTTATATTGATGTCTAACATTATTAACTCGTATATTTGTTTTTTTACCCAATGATTCAAATTGTGTTTTAAGACGATTCATTAATACACGTATTTCCTTTGGTTCTTCCATACCATACGAATCGAAATAATAAATATTTGCGGTATCTTTTGAATCAAAATCGCTAAAAAAACTCACCCAATGTGAACCAACTTGATCATGATTATCTAAATTAAAAACAACACCTAACTTTGTTTTACCTTTTTTAATTAATTTTTTTATATTTATATCACATAATTCATCAACAACACATGATCCTGGATTAAACTCATAATCAAAATCCATAGGAACAGCGCCAATAAATAAAAAATTATCGTATTTTTCTTCATATTGCTTCATTACTTTATTTATGTCTAATGTATTCAACCATTCATTAAAATTTGTGTTCCATTTAGAAGGCATATTTGGTCTAAAATATTCATTTTTAAGTGATGATTTATTTCTATTCAAAAAAGGTTGTTCAGTCCAACAATAATCATTATTACATTTTGAATTTAATTTAGTATTGATTTTACTCCATAATTGTGTTTTATTTTCATTTGTATTGTATGAAATTATGTTATCTTTATAATAATTATTCCATGACTTTAATATATTTAGTAACGCATCTTTTGTAAAACATGTTGTCCCACCTTCTGTTATAGGTGCACATATTCTGTATGTGTCTGTATTATTAGCACTACCACCTTTCATATTAATTGTACTTTTTACTTTACCTTTAAATCCACCTTTCATTTTTGTAGATATTGATTTTTTGTTAGATATTGAACGTTTTTTAGATATTGAACGTTTTTTAGATATTGAACGTTTTTTAGTTGTTAAGTTTCTTTTGTTAGATTTCATTAATATATCATAAGAAAAATATTTATATACTATTATAATTAAATGATTTAAAAATCTATCAATCTATATACCATATGAAGTCTAATTTTGGAAAGGTATTGGATTTTAATACATGCTTTGAATCCTATGTTTCATCAGTGTTAAATACCCAGTTATTTGAACATCCATCAATAGTGAATCTAAAATATAATTTGATTAATGAAGAAATAAACGAATTGTCTGAAGCATATAATAATAATGATGTTATTGAAATAATTGATGCATTAAGCGATATTAAATATGTATTATATGGTATGGGTTGTGCCTTTGGTATAAATATGGATACCACATTTAGACATTATTTATCAGTATTTGTAAAAGATATAAAATTAAACAACAACTATAGTAATTTTGAATTAGTATATTCATACCATCATCATGAAAACGATATAAAAGAATACAATAACAATATTAATTTACCAGAATTTAAACAAAGTTTAGATAGTTTAATGAAAATTATTTCATTCATTAATGATGATCTTAAATCAGTTACTGATGATTGTAACATTGATAAAATAAGAATAAATTTATGTAAATTATTATATCATGTAAATATGTTTGGTTCAATAATAGGAATTAATTTAGATAAAAGTTTTGATATTGTTCATAAATCTAATATGACTAAAGTATGCGAAACAGAACAACTTGCTAAAGATACTGTAATATGGTATTTAAACAATGATAAACGATATAAAACACCAAGTTACAAAAAAAATTCATTTGGATATATTGTGTTTAATAAAGATAGTGGCAAAATTCTAAAGTCTATTAATTATATCCCTGCTGATTTTTCATCACTTTTAAATAAAGTTTAAAGAATAAAATTAAATTATATTATAATTTAATGTTATATTGGGTGTTTGATTTGGATCAAACATTATATCAATTAAAATCAAATACAGAGTTTTGCTATAATAATTTGTGTGTAGATGATCAACTTAATTATTTATTAGTAATGTTACCATCTTATAAACTAATATTTACAAATGGTACCTATAATCATGGTATTAAATGTTTAGATAAACTTCAAATTAAAAATAATTTTAATTCAGTAGTGTCACGAGATATGATAAAAATGTTAAAACCAGACTATAACTCATATTTACGATTTATGAAAATAAATAATATTAAAAATAGCGATAAATGTGTTTTTTTTGACGATTTACCAGAAAATTTAATAAATGCTAAAGGATTTGGTTGGATTACAGTATTAATTAATAAAAACAATTATGTTAGTAACGATATTGATTTTTGGTTTCCAAATATTTATATAGCTCTGAATTATTTTATTTCTAAAATTAATTCTGTTTATTAAAATTTGTATCTATCACTTTTATATGATATGGACCTGATTTTTCTGGATTAAGCCATTTGACTCCAGGCATAGATGTATAATTATTACCCAATCTATTATTTGTTGGATATTGTTCAGTTGCTCCAGGTGGTGGTGGAGGATAAACATTTTTTAATAAAACTTGCATAAAATAAGTAGTTGTGGGTACTACTTCTTTAGGCATCCAAGGAGCATTATTCTTTGGA